AACAAATGCAAAATATGTAGGGGATACGAGTGATTTCCCGAATTTTATATACTACGAAAACTTCTACAGCACCGCAGTAACAGGAGATGTTGCAGATATAAAAGCAACAAGCACCGCAAGCTTCGGTAACACCTCAGTAACAGGAGATGTTGCAGATATAAAAGCAACATACTACGCAAACTTCGGTAACACCTCAGTAACAGGAGATGTTGTAGATATAAAAGCAACAAACACCGCACACTTCGGTGACACAGCGGTAACAGGAGATTTGGGTGGATTGCATCCAATAACATCATATTTAAGCCTATCTAACACAACTGTATATGGTGCTTACACACAAGTTACAGGAACGAGCGTTCCGACTACTACACACCTTTCAAATACATCAATGACAGCAACGGACATGGATAATACATTAATTGCGTATGCGGCAACAACAAAAAATGGCGGTTCATTTACAGCAACAGGAATGACTAGAACAGCGGCATCAGATGCGGCGGTTGCAACTTTAGAGGGTTCCCCTAGAAACTGGACTATTTCTGACATAACTAAAGTAGTATAAAGGAGGTAAAAATATGATTAAGGCTTACAATTTAGACAAAAAAGCAATCAACACAATGCTTGACGATGGAGTAGAGCTAGAAGGTTTTATTGGTGGGTTTAAAGTTACTGACTTGACTGCCGAAGTGGTAGGATTGCCGAATTGCGAAGATATAACTTACACACAAAATGATGACGAAGTTGAGACTATCGCGAGACGTAATCTGACGGTTGATGAATATTTTGGCACGAAGAGAGAAGTTGACGGAGTAACCTATGTATACGCACAGATTAAGCGAGGGAAGAATTATAACTATACCACAGGTGCAGAATTAATTATATTAAGAGATTTATTTGGTAAGGAAAATTTGCTTACCAAAAGTGAGTGGAATGATTTAATTGTCGAAATTCCAACCGAAACTATGATTTAGCTTTAAGTAATCTTATAAAATTGTCATTTTATGAGATGTGAAAATAGACCCCTGTAACCGTTGCAATCACAGGGGTTCAGCACCAAAAAAGTGGAATAAAAGCAAAAACTACTACTTTTGGAGGAAAACATGGCAGAAGACAAAATGTTACCAGAATGTGCAGAAAAAAATCGGCAAAATAGAAAGTCAAATATGTACTATTTTTAAAAAAATGAATACTATGGATGATATTAAAGATATTGCCACAAAACTATCTGTTTTAATGGAAAGAAATGAAATAGATAATATAAAATAATAAATTATGAAAGGAAAACTAAATGGTAACAATTAAAGGTGAAATGACTAAAGAAAAACTCAAAAGATACATGGACGAAGGAAACACCGTAGAAGGTTTCAAAGGTGGCTTCATGTGTGCTAACCTTGACGCGCCAGTTGACATCAGATTACCCCATTCTGTCAATGTGGAGTGGGTACAAGATGTAAAGGGCGAGGTTGAAACTTCAATCGAAACTGTATTGACAATCAAGGAGTATTTCAACAACATTGAGGATAACTATGTGTTTGCTAATGTACGAACAAAGACCAAAGGCATCTACAACTATCCAAACGGCGAACAGTTAAAAATTATGATGGAAATGTTCGACGGCGATAACATAGTTGAGGAACTTGATTTCAAAGTTAAGGTGGCTGATATTAAGTTTGCGAAGGCTTCGATTGATAAAGAGATCATTGAGAAAGAGGTAATAGAGAAGGTGGAAAAAATTGTTAAATGAGATACTAAATTATCTAAATAATTATTTCGCTGATACGGATTATTCATTTGAAACAGCTTGCACCTTTACAGCTTCGGATACAATAGCCGGGGATTTTGCAGATACTTACATAATGGGGGAATACATTAGAATCAAAGATACACGCTTGAACGACGGTGTTTACCTAGTCAAAACTGTATCGGACATAGAAATAACTATTGATGCTACAGTTGATTTGACAGTTAGGACAGAAGCAGAAGTCACGGCAAAGATCACAAAAGCCGATATCCCCAGGGATTTGATTTCATTAATAGCAGAAATAAAAACATACAACACTAGCGGAATAGTACCGATTGCAAGCGAATCACAAGGAAACAGAAGTGTAACATATGTAAAAGATTCATCATGGAAATCAGTATACACTGGAATGCTTTCGAACTACAGAAAATTGAGGTGGTGAAATGTTTCAAACCGATACAGTATATTTACAGACAAAAGTAGAAACCAATACATTGGGTTCAATTGCTATAGTTTGGACAAAAGGAACTGCGGTTATTTGCGACGTTCAAGACATCAACAAGGAATATGTATTTGTAAACTATGGATTAACAGGAGCTAGTGAGTACAAGCAAATATTCGACCATACACAAGCTTCTTGGGTATTAGGGGAACAGGTATCTTACTTGGATGAGCAATGGCTTGTAAGGCTTGTTAATAAGAATATGGGTAAGATCGGAAACTCTAATCACATTTATGTTATAATAAGCAAGGTGATTTAATGAAAACCTCAGATCCAAAAGTTATGCAAAAGATATTTGCTAAGAAATTCAAGGCGGTAGCTGATAATATCGACGAATCATTAATAGAGATTGGCGAACGCGGGGTAAATTACTTGAAACTTGAATCGCCAGTTGATAGTGGAAGGCTAAGGGGTTCAATGTCATACCTGGTAAATAAAAAGGTTTATACTCCAATATGGGACAGTGAGAACAAAGATGGCGACGAACTTAAAAAGAAGAAAGAAAAAGATTCAGTTATAATTGGCACAAATGTTATATACGCACCTTCAGTAGAATATCTTGCAAAGAACGGTTCGGCAGGCTTTATGTACAAGGCTTACAAACAAACTAAAAAGGTAGCAAAAGATATATTTAAAAAAGGCATGCAGAAGGGGATGAAGAAATGAAAACAGAAACTCAACTAAGAGCAGAGGTTTACAATGCAATTACAAGTATAGCAACGGTTTCATGGTTATCAAAACCCACAACATCAGATGCATTCCCCCTTATGACCTATCAATTACTTTCTTCTTCGAGCGAATACAGTTTCGGAGTGGTCAGAAGTGCAGAAGATAGAGCATTTCAGATAGATTTGTATGTTGCGCCGGATGATATAGTTAATGGTGACAATAAGCTCGATGCAATAAAAACAGCAATGGAAAATATTGACTATAGACAATCAGGAAGTACAGCAGAATTTCTTGACACAGACTTGAATAAAGTTATAAAAGTCACACGATGGGAGCGGTACAATGTTTAAAAAGTTATGGGATAGAATATCAGGTAAAAAATATAACGAAATGGACAAGGTGCTTTTTGACCTGGGGAACAAATTAGATAGTTTAATTAGACAGCAGAACAAGAAAAACAAGGAAATTGATTCAAGGCTACAACAAATTTACAACGAATCTCATCCACAAGTGATGGGACAAAAGGAGAAATAAGATGGCAATTAAAGGATGCGGAGCAAGTTTTTATTTAGGAGCTAATGCAGTAGCAGAACTGAACAGTGTATCAAATGCGATAACTGGTGAAACTCTTGATGTTACAACTTTTGACAGTTCGTGCTTGAAAGAGTTCATAGCTGGTATAAGAAGCGGAACAATGGACATATCAGGTTTTTATGACCCGACTGACGCAACTGGCCAAGCTGCTATGTTTACCGCCTTGTTGGCAGGAACAACACTTACAACTACACAACAACCAAAGATTTTATACGATGCAACAAACGGATTCAGTGCAGATGGTGTTATTTCTTCATTGTCTACTTCAGCTAGTGTTGACGGCACAGTTGAGTTTTCAGCATCAATACAGCTTACTGGTACAATTACAGTAGAAATAGCAGTAGAAACAGCGTAGGAGGTGTTATAAATGGCACTACAAGGACATTTAGTTGAGATTTTATCAGCATCAACAGGAACAGCAATGACGGATGAAGCCACAACAACAGCCGATGATACCATATATCAAATCACAGACTCAGCAAAAAGGATAATAGATTTAAACACCGCAATAGTGGTTGAAGATTCCACAGTTACAACAACAGAAAAATATACAATTGACTATCTGAATGGCAAGATCACATTTGATAGTGTTGATGCAGGAAGGGCTATAACTGTAACAGGTGCGTACCTAACACCCACAACAGTAGCGACAGCCGACGAATACTCTTTTAATGGTGTATCAGACGTGTTAGAGAAAACACCCTTTCACGTTAATTATAAGGAGTTTGAATCTGGGTTAGTTACTGCAACAATAACACTAGGAAGATTCTTTGTAACAGACGATTTATTCACAGATGACATATTAAATGGCAAGTATAAAATAATAGTTATAAATGTGGATGATACACACAGCATCAAAGCGTATGGACTATTAACATCAACCGGAGTAGATTCACCAGTTGAAGGATTAGTTAAAGAATCAATGAACTATCAAGTCACAAATCAAATAGAGGTTGCATAAATGAAAAAAGATTTATTTGAACTAAAATTAAAAGAAGAATCAATCGAGATAGAAGGTAATAAAATAATAGTAAAAGAACTTACGGCAGGAGAAGCATCAAAGTATCAACATTCTTTGTATACATTTGTTAGCGGAAAGCCAGTGGTAAAGGTTGAAGCTGCGGAATTGAAGTTGATAATTCTTACATGCCACGATGAAGAAGGTAATAAATATTTTGAAATGTCAGATTTAGAGAACATTAAAAAAATGCCTTCGAGAATATCAGAGCAATTATACAACATTGCTAAAAAATTAAACGATCCTCCAAAGGAAGAAGTAGTAAAAAACTAACAAGCAATCCATTCAGGCTGTTTTTATATCGTTTAGCTTGCGAACTAGGAAAGACGGTTCGTGAGTTAGAACGAGAATTAACAGCAACAGACGTTGCAGAATGGATTGCTTACTTTGAATATCTTGAAGAATTGAGAGGTGATAAAAAGTGATAGACGTAGGAACGCTAGTGATGAAAGTTGCAGCTGATACAAGCAAGTTTACGAGTGGAATCGGTAAAGTGACTAAGTTAGTTGGTGGAATTGCTAAAGCAGCAGCAGTTGCAGGATTAGCAGCAGGAGCAGGACTTGCAGCGATAGGTAAACAAGCTATAGATTTAGCACAAGAGCAAGAACAAGCAGAAGCAAGACTCGAAAGTATAGGTAAAAAAGTTGCTGGTGCAACAGATTTGCAGATTGAAAGTTTGAAAGAGTTAGCTGCCGAAACACAAAAATACACAACATTCGGTGACGAAGTCATAATTGCTGGTCAATCTCAAATATTGTCTTTTGGAGCAACAGCAGAACAAACAGAAGCTTTAACAGGTTCGTTGGTTGATATGTTAGCAGCTACAAAAGGAACTACAGCAACTCAAGAAGATGCTATCAATGCAGCTAATATCTTAGGTAAGGCATTAGATGGACAGGCTGGATCTTTGAGTCGTGTTGGTATATTGCTTAACGAAGAACAAGAAGCACTTATTAAGAACGGAACACAAGCAGAGAGAGCAGCAGCGCTTGTGGACATACTAGAATCCAATTATGGAGGATTAGCAGAAACACTTGCCAAAACTTCAGCAGGACAAATGCAACAAGTTAAAAACGCACTTGGCGATATAGGAGAAAGAATAGGCTTTATGCTTCTTCCAAAACTTAATGATTTTTTAAAGTGGGTTACGTCTAATATGCCAAAGATTGAATCATTTCTTACTAAGGCAATGGATAATGGAGTAAAAGCATTTGACTATGCAGCTAACTTTGTAGATACAAAACTAATACCTATTTTTAATAAAATTAGCGATTGGTGGGCAATAAATGGAGAAGCAGTAGGCACAAAGTCAAAGGAAATCTTTGACAAAGTTGTAGCAAATGCCAAAATAATGTGGGACTTTTTCACAGTTCATATAATGCCAATGTTAAGTGATTTTGTGGGATTTGTTATGGAAAGAGTGCCGCCAATATTTGATGTAATGAAAAGGGTATTCGACGGAATAATGAAAGTAGTCAAACCAGTATGGAATATATTTGAGAAAGTATTGTATCCGGCAATTAAATTAGTTGTAAATTATGCAATGGATCATCTTGAAAGTTTGCTAGATATCACAACAACAGTATTTGAAGCTATGCTTTCACCAATACAAAGTGTAGTTGAAGTTATAAGTGGTATTGTGGATTGGTTCGATAAGCTATTCGGAAAGATGGACGATTACTCTAACAAAGATATAAAAGCGCCAAAGGTTGAAACACCGCTAGGGTTTGATGATGGACTACCCGAGTTAGGCACAAACACCTATACACCAGGGATTTTAACAGCACAACAGTTGTCAGGTAGCAACGAATCAGTTACGCCAATGACAAGCAATTCAAGAAGCAAAGCAGGAGATGTAAACATAACTATTAGCAATCCATCATTTAGCAACAAACGTGACGTAGATAGAACCATGAACCTAATGGTAGGCAGATTGAAACTTGAGGGAGTGAATCCATAATGGCTTATACACTAAAAATAAATGCAGTAGATAAAACCTCTTTATGGCTTCGACCTTCAACGGTTATTGAAAAAGGTGCAGATGATAAGAATTATGCAGAATTTCAGTTAATAGCAAAAGCTACAGACTTGGGCGCTAGTGATGGATTAATAGCAGGACAAGATGTTAAGATATACGAAGATACAACACTTATATTTGGGGGAGTGGTCAAAGAATTTAAGATGGACAACTATGAGCCAGGCATAGGGAGCGATAAAAAGCTCCTTGTGTCAGTAAGTTGCAAGGATTACAACGACATTCCATCGAGAAGAGTAACTTCATCATATTTCACAACTACGACAGCAGGAGCCATTGTGACAGCTATGGTTGACGATGTATTGGGCTTAACAGGATACGATGAAGGAATCACAGCCGGAACTATTTCAGCCGGTGCAACAATCGACATTTACTCAGTTAATGCAAAGACAGCTAAAGAAGTTCTTGACGACATGGCAGAAGCTTCAGGGTTCAAATGGTACATTAACAATGCAAAAGAATTAAACTTTATAGAAGATGATACCGTCACCGCAGCAGCACACGAACTACTAGAAACGGCACCAACATTCACAGATTTTAATATCACTAGAGTTTCAATATCACTAGAAAACTACCGTAATAAACAGTGGGTAACTGGATCGGTCGATTCAACAGGAACACTTGTCAATGTAGCGGTTGAAGACGCAGTGGAAATAACAGCAAGAGCAGGAATCGAGGGTGGTTCGGGTGTTTATGGAAATGTTATAAGTTCCGACGAATCACAGGACAGCACAGACGCAGAAGCGGTAGGGGACAACGCAATCAAGCGTTATGGTACAATACCCTATGTAATAGAATTTGAATCAGGTACTAATGACTGGGTGGCAGGGACAAAATTAAAGGTTAATGTTCCGTCAATGGGAATAAACACAGATACTTACTTCTTGATTGAAAATGTAACCCTTGAAGATGTTGGAACAGTTTTTAGGTCAGTAATAACAGCCACAAGGCGAGATGGTACGGAGTTTTCAACACAGAGGTCAGAAGGCAGCATTGAATATTTCGCAAAGATGGCAAAGAAAGCAAGTGCAGCCAGTTCGACAGTTGGAGATGTGGAAGTTCAAACACTTGAAGTAGCTAACGAAACAGCCTATACAGCGTTTACAACTGAACAAGTATTGGATAGTATAGATGTTGACTTCAAAGAAGATACGATAATGAATTTTCAAGTTAGAACGGATTTGACAGCTTCGGAGACGTCAGCTTATACGGTGAAATTAAGAGTTGATGGAGTAGCAGAAAAAACAACAGTTTGGTATATGGCAGACACAAACAAAGATGGCAGAATGTTCAACGGTGCAATAACAGGCATAGCAGCAGGAACCAAAACAGTTGACGTAACAGTGACACCAGTATCAGGAAATGGTACAATAGCAATAGATGAGTATCAATTGACTTTGATTATTGCGGATTCAGTGGTTGAACCAGTAGAATCGGGAGCCTCCGACGGTTATGTTTTAGGTGGCGAAAATTCCGTCGGCACTAAAGTATTGACAAATGATGGTTTTAACCCCGAATTAAATGCGTGGACAAATAAAACAGACCTGCCAAGTCCGGCAAGAGAGGAATTTCCAACGGTTAATATATCGGGTAAAGGTTATACTTTTGGGGGCAATGATTTAGGTGGAGGAATCCAAGATAATGATGAATACGATTCGTCAGGTAACAGTTGGGCAAATAAAACAGACCTGCCAAGTCCGGCAAGGTACGCGGCAGGTGGGTTCGCTATTGACGACAAAGGTTATATATTAGGCGGTTACACGAGTTATTTATCAGATAATGACGAATATAATCCAATAGGTAACAGTTGGGCAAATAAAACAGACATACCCAGTCCCGCAAGGCGATATTTGCAGGGTGCTTATGCAGACACTAAGGGCTATATAATGGGCGGTAGAGCAGCTAGTACAGATTACAGATACGGTTTATCGGATAACGATGAATACGATGCCTCCGGGGACAGTTGGGCAGCTAAAGCTAATATGTTGCTAGGTATGCAGCATCCGGGTATGGCTTCCATGTCGGGCAAGGTGTACGTATTTGGGGGCTATGGTGCAGTTGCAGCCCAGACAAGGACTGACGAATACGATCCGAGCGGAAATAGTTGGACAAATAAAACACCAATGCCCAGTCCGGCTAGATATGCGAGTGCGTGTTTTTCTGTTAAGGATAAAGGGTATAGCTCGGGAGGGTATAAGAATTTATCGGACACTGATGAATATAACCCTACAGGAAACAGTTGGACAAGTAAAGCAAATACATTAGCTTCGAGAGAATACGCTTCCGGAGTTGCGTTATAGGAGGAAAAAATGAATATAAAAGCAAAGATATTTTACGATGTTTTAAACAGAGATATAAAAGCAAATAGAGTGGATATAATAACATTTTTAGAGAGCAAAGACTGCGATGCTAAAGTTGAAACTTTGAAAAGTCAAATTTCAACAATCCCAACAGATACAAAGCATGGTAAAAAGATAGATTTCGTTAGAACAAGAGACAGCAAGTCAAAGGTGATAATGAGCCAAGTTCTCCAAGATATTGACGATGTACCGGAAATTATTCAAACTTGGGCAGAAGGCAGAGCCTATGACAGCTTTTTAAATAGTTGCCTTGACTATTTGTACAGCAAGGAAGTTGAAAGAGCCACCGCATGACAGATATTAACGAACTATTAAAAGACCATCAATTATATCATTCAGATTTTCAAATGGACAGATTTATCACAATGAGATCAGGCGGTACGGAATACGGACAATATAAGCAGGCACTAAGGGAACTGGACAAAAGACGCAGAGGGTTAAAAGAATTATACGTTGAAAAAGCACTCTTGAAACTTGAAATCAACAAACTAAATTTTCCAATTATCAGACACTTCAAAAAGAACAAAATTAACAATGGTAAAAAAATAATGGCAATGGAAGATTTGGACAAGAATATATTTGATACAGAAAGAGAGTTTAAACGGTTCTACTCACAAGCCGAATGTTTAAAAGTTAAGATCGGTGAACTAACACCCGAAAAGAAAGAACAACTTGAAATTGAAATGTGGGAGTTCAAGATTAAAGAATTATGCTTATTGGATCAGGTTTCAACTGGTAAAGTTTCAAAGAACACCTACGAATTAATAGGGGTTTGTCCACCCAATATAAGAAAAGAACTTCTAGGGTTTACAAATCCTGCAAATTTAAACAAGTTAGGGGAATGGTACGACGCACAATACCAGGAAGAATACGAGATCATCCAACTTCCTGATATTCCGATTAGGAAACTACTAGAGGGATAATACATGATAGAATTTGTAGAACAAAACATAATAGTAATTGCTATGGGTGGGATTGTATCTGCCGGAGGTGTAGGGTTCAGATACTTGAAATGCAAAGTAGATGAAGTACAACATATAAAAGATTGCGTTCTCGCAATTAATGCAGATAGATTAGAACATCTATGCGAAAGAGCAATCGAATCAAAAGTTTGTTCATTCAACGACAGAAGAAAAATCAAAAGATTATTTGTGGCGTATGAGGGATTAGGCGGTAACGGATATTTAAAAGAAATGGTAGGCATTGTTTATAATTTACCTTACGAATTGGAGGAACAATAATGGATATATTGACTTTAATGGTCGTGTTTTTCTTATTAGCAACAATAATTAAAATTGCAACAGATAACATTGTATCAATCTTGAAGCCTTTTAAAGACTTTCAAGAGTTCAAATTAATAATAGCATTGGTGATAACTGGGTTTGGCGTAAGTGGATTAAATATAGGAGTTCTTCAGACACTAAACATTATTGGAGAAAATAGCCTTTATTGGTTCCATTACTTTGATATTACATTAACAGTGTTGTTTTTAACTTCAGGAGCACAAGCAATACACAAGTTATCCGATGCTTGGACAGAATACAAGAAAGCACCCACTAACACAGCCATTTAAATTAATTAGACTACGGATTGCTTGCTTAAAGTGTAAAAACTTGTCGTAGGCAATCCTTTTGCTTTACAGGAGGAAATATGATATATACGGTAACTTATGCACACTTAAAAGAAATAAAATGTTATAAAAACCAATTAGTCAATTATAATGATGAAATTGGCATCATTGGAAACTCAGGAGCGAGCGACGGAATACATCTGCACATTGATTGTGTTGAAGGGAAACACCTTGCTAGGGATTATACCTTAATGAACATTTACACAGGTAATCCAAAGTCGTCTAAAAAACAACTTGATTATTTTATATCGCATGATTTATTCCAATTCAAGTATAATATTCGTACAGAGTACAACGCACTTGAATATTTCAAATTATATAAAAGACAGCATCCAGGATATGACATAGTACCTGATGATAGAAAAACCACAACGGGACACTACACAGTTTATTATAATAGAAAATTTACAGGAAGGGTGGTATTTGCCGGCTTCAATAAGTATTACGGTAATCACGTTATGATTTGTTATGATACACTGGATTATTTGGAGAAAGAAGAAATCAACATACCCGAAGTAATCGCACCGAAACCAGTTCTATATAATGACGTAGGGAGCGAATATCTGGGGCATCAAGGCACTTTGTATTCAATGACAAGCAAACATACCACTAACCATACATTCGGGCAGATAGAGGACATTAGATATATAAAAGTAAGACCGGAGAATCTAGGAATCGTAGTGGGAAATAGTAGAATTATGGATCTTGACTATCCAGGAGTAAATGGAACATTCTTCTGGTGGGACAATGCAGGAAACCCATACCCGACAAGTATATTAAAAATAAAAGATAATATCTTACGAGCAGAATCGAACCATGGACCCTGTCCACAATCTGTATTATGTTACTACACAGACGGAAAACTTGGGATTGAAGTTGTCAACAATGTATCAGAGTTATCCAAGCCTACCCATTGGGCAATTGGTGGAGTTGGCTTATACAACAAAGATAACGAAGGATTTACTGGTGCTTATGCAGATATATGGAGAAAGGCAAACCATACCAGTATAGGATATGATTCAGAGGGGTTCATCTACCTTGTGCGGTCTTGGAATGTATTAAGGGTACAAACTATCGACCATATGAAGAAACTTGATTGCGTAGCTTATATGGGACTAGATAGCGGAAGTAGTAATCAAATCAAAACAAAGGACTGGCAAAGACCTACAAATAAATATGATTGCAGAAAAGTAAATACTTTACTGGTTGCACTTAAATAACAAAAGTAGTATAATTAATCTATCAGGTACAGCGGATTTATAAATTTTAACAACAATAATTGTGTTTCATCTTTTCGACAAAGACCGCTGCACCAAGCAATCATACTTTTTTTAGAAATACCTCCTTCATTTATTTTTAAGAAGCCACTCCTATCAGGGTGGTTTTTTAGTGCCAAAAGTGATATAATAAGCTATTCATAGTTGCTAGGGTAACTCATGTATATAATAAATGTTTTAGGGCAAGCCACCTTTTAGTAGGGGTGGTTTTTTAATGCGAAATTATCGAGTAGTTGGAACTTGTAAGGATTACTTACAGGTTGGAATAGTTCTTTATTTATGGTATAATATAGGCAAGTGGGACATGGTCTAATTAGCCTTTCTCCGAAAACCTACGTAAAGTAGGAGATTACCACTAAAATAATTCTACGTGGGAGAACTAAATGCAAACTATTTATCGTGTCAAAAAAGATAAGGATAATCCTTATGTAATGATTAACAAAACTATATTTGAAAATGGTCTATCGCTTAAAGCTGTAGGCTTATTGTCGTATATGCTAAGTTTACCAGATGATTGGCGATTTTATGAAATTGAATTAATCAAACATTTTAAAGATGGAAGGTCCGCTATTAGGTCAACCATGAAAGAATTAATTGAAGCAGGGCATATAGTAAAACATAAAGTACCATCCGTTAAAGGAAAGTTTACAGGTTATGATTATACTATTTATGAGATACCCAAACCGTGTGCGAAAAACCGACACGGTAAAACCGACACGGATAATCAAACACTACTAAGTATTGAAGAACTAAATAATAAAGAGACTAATACTTACATCATAGCTGAAGCTAATGACGATAGTGTTTCTTCTTTAAAATCCATGAAGAATATAGAAGATATAAAATTCGGAATATTTAGAGATGCTTATATAAACCTATTAGGTATGGAACCAAGAAAAACAAGGCTAACAGAATTCACGAATGAAACGCTTCAGTATATAGATGAAGAAGGTTTCTTTGAGGTAGTAGTTGAATTCTTTGAACAATGCAAGTATGATCCTGATAAATGCACAGCGGATTATATGGACACAGTAGGAGATAGATATTTATAGGTTGATACAATAAAGGCAATCTGTTATAATATAGGAAGAGATAGAAACGGTCATAATAGTAATTCAACTGGGAAAGAGCCTTTCAAGGGGTTCTTTTTTTTGCCCTAAAACTTATTTAATAAATAGTTAAATAAACTATTGACGTAACTGTCAAGGGGTGTTATACTAAGTTATACCAATAAGGAGGTAGACAAATGTTAGACAAATTGATCAAATTAATGGATGGGCAGGACTTGAAGAAACTTGCTGAGAATTCGGGGGTTTCAAACCGACAGCTATACAGGGTCATAAGGAAAGAGGCAATACCATCTATAGTAAAAGCGGAGAAGATAGCAAAGGCACTGGGGTACAAGTTAGAATTGAGGGAGATAATATGATAATTGAAAACGAAAGAATAAGAGAACTAAACGAAGCGGTGGACGATGGACAGCACAAGATATACGAGTTAGAAACTAAACTAACAGACTTACAATGTGAGATTGACGATAATTTAGAATACCAGTTACTAAAGTTTGCACTAGAAACAAAGAATGTATTAATCAATACATCGACCGAAGGAAGTATTCATCTATATTTGTTAGGTGATAAAAAAACATTAGATGGCATAACAGTTCTTGACTTTGGAATATTTGACAACTTATCGAACAAGATAACCGAAAAGGAAATGTGGGTAATATTAAACAGTTGGAAAGGAGATAAATAATGGAAGAATTAAAAATAGTAGAGGTTGAAGAAATCGAAGAAGTTAAGCAAACACAATTAATCATAGTGAAGCAGTTGCCAATTATAGAACAACACTTAAAGGCACTAAAAGAGGAAGTAAGCATAGAGGTAGCAACAGCAAAAGCATTAGTTTGTACAGCTGATACAATACAAAGTGTTAAGAAAACAAAGTCAGGACTTGCAAAGAAGTTTAAAGCACTTGAAGTAATGAGAAAAGAAGTCAAGTCAAAGGTTATGAATCCTTACCAAGATTTTGAAAAGATATACAAAGAATGTGTAACAGACCAATTCAAAGATGCTGATTCAACATTGAAAGTAAAAATAGCAGAGGTTGAGGATAAAGTTAAGGCACAGAAGAAAGCAGATGTTAAAGCATACTTTGAAGAATACATATCCACAACAGAAATTGATTTTATAGAGTTTGAAAGAATTGGAGTAAAAGTTGGATTATCCGGAAGTTTGAAATCATTAAAAGCGGTGGTTAAATCCTTTATAGATATCGTTGTGGATGACTTAGCTTTGATTGACACCCAAGAGCATAAAACAGAAATCCTAGTTGCTTACAAGCAATCCTTAAACTGTTCACTAGCAATTACAACAGTCGTTGAAAGATTCAAGAAGATTGAAGAAGAAGAAATCAAGCAAGCAGAGTTAAAAGAAAAAAGAAGGATAGAAAAAGAAAGGCTTGCAGAAATTGAAAGAATCAGAAAAGAAACCGAAGCAAATATCAAGCCAATTGCAGCACCTATCGCACCGCCAATACAAGAGAAAAGAGAAGAAGTTAAACCGTCAGCCCACGAAGTAAAAACATTTCCAGGAGCGGCAACAAAATATTCATTGAATTTTACAGTTATTGACACAAAGGAAAAGCTTGTGGCATTAAGACAATTTTTAAACGATGGAGGTTACAAATATGAACAAAAATAATCAGGTAGTAAACAAACCAAAGTTTTCAGTAGCAATACAAACAAAAGGGTATCAACAACTTATCAACAAGACTTTAAACGATCCGAAACGTGCCAATAGATTTGTAGCAAGTATTATGAGTGCTGTTTCTGCAAATCCTGCATTGCAAGAGTGTGACGCAGGAAGTATTTTATCAAGTGCTCTACTAGGTGAAAGCTTAGAGTTGTCACCATCCCCACAACTAGGGCAATTCTATTTAGTTCCTTTTAATAAAAAGAATGTTGGAAAGGTAGCAACTTTCATCCTGGGGTACAAAGGATATATACAGCTTGCTATAAGGTCTGGAAATTACAAGAAGATCAATGTGTTAGCAATTAAAGAAGGTGAACTTGTAAGATTCGATCCTCTTTCGGAAGAAATTGAAGTTAATCTTATAGAAGATGAATTCGAGAGGGACGCAGCCGAAACAACTGGATACTATGCGATGTTTGAATATCACAATGGATTCAAAAAGGCTTTATATTGGCACAAGAGCAAAATGATTCTTCATGCAGATAGATATAGTCCAGCATTTAGAAAAGACAGTTACAGACTACTGCAAGAAGGTAAAATACCATCTAAGGATTTATGGAAGTATTCAAGTTTCTGGTATAAGAGTTTTGATGATATGGCAACTAAAACAATGTTAAGGCAATTACTTTCTAAGTGGGGAATACTTAGTATTCAGATGCAAGAAGCATATCTTAAAGATGATAAAATTATAAACGAAAATGGCGAACCAGAAATAGTTATACCTGAAGAACCAGAAGAACCTAAAGAATCAAAGCAAGAAGAAAAGCCACCAATTGAAACTGTAGAAGCCGAAGAATTTACAGACGAAATACCCGAAGCATTGAAGTTTGAAGACTTAGAATAGGATATAGCTTTACTCATTGTGACCATTAGTGTATAATGGTTATAATGGGGTGGTAAAATGGAAACATGGAAAGATATTAAAGAGTTTGAGGGTTACTATCAAATATCAAACAAAGGTAGACTTAAAAGCTTCAAGCTATCGAAAAAAGGCATAGTATTAAAACAAACAAATAAGAAAAAAGGTTACTTTTCTGTTGTATTGAATGCAAATAAGAAGACAAAATACACTAGAATACACAGATTAGTAGCCGAATACTTCTTAAGCAATCCAAATAACAAACCACAAGTGCATCATAAGGATCACAACAAACAAAATAACAACGTTGAAAATCTTGAATGGGTTACGTCGAGAGAAAACACCATGTATAATTTAGAACTTAGCACAAAATGTATTGACGGAATGATTTATTATAATAAATATGTTAAACCTAAAAAGATATATCAATTTTCAAAAGACGGTAAACTATTAGATATATTCAACAACTCAAAAGAAGCGAGCGTAAAAACAAAAGTGTGCGCCAGAAATATTCTTCAGGTTGCAAGCAAGACACCATTTGATAAGAATGGAAATTACAGAAAGCAAGCCGGAGGTTACATCTGGAAATATGAAAGCGAGGTGATTTTATAATGAATGTCGAAATAATTGAAACTGGATCTAAGGGAAACGCTACCCTGGTAAACTCTACAATATTAATTGATTGTGGAGTAGCTTATAAGAAGCTTGTTCCATGTGTTGAAAACTTAGGTCTAGTATTACTTACTCACGTTCATTCCTGACCGATCATTTCAGGAAATCGACAATAAAAAGGCTTGCATTAGAACGTCCGACTTTACGCTTCGGCTGTTGTGAATGGCTTGTAAATGATTTGATTGAGTGCGGAGTTTCAACACATATGATCGATGTATACTCATTCGATGAAATGTCGGATTATGGGGACTTTCAAATCATACCCTTTGAATTAGTCCATGATGTACCCAACACAGGCTACAAGGTACACATAAACGATTGGAAGTGCATCTATGCAACTGATACAAACCAAATAAACACAGATGCGAAGAATTACGACGTATACTTAATAGAATCAAATTATGACGAAGATACAATACAAGACAGGATAGATAAGAAAATAATTGATGGCCTTGATTATATTTACGATTACAAGGTTATGAAAAACCACCTTTCAAAACAGAAAGCAGATGATTTCATTTATAAGAACATTGGATTAAAAGGAACTTATATCTATATGCACGAGCATAGTCAGGAGGTTGAAAATGGCATACAAAGACAAGAAACTAAACGAGTACCAACGAAACTACAAAAAGAAGCACCCGGAGAAAATCAAGAAGATTGAGGAAAAAAGTTTGTTGGTTAGATCGCTGAAGCTGATACTGAAAAGTGAGCTGCTAACTGAAGCAGAAAAAGATATAGTTGAGATAATTACAAATAAGGTTATGGGGGAGGAATAAATGAAAAAACTAATTCAAGTTATAACGAATTGGCATTATACAAATGAAAATGGAGAAGATTATGTAATTTATGAGTCACCACATGAACAGATTAAAAACATGACATATCACGAGCCAAAAGGTGATGGAGACAAGCATTATGTAGATATAGAATATTCAAACGGTAAGACTATTCGAGAGTTTAATCTTAATTCAGTTTTATGGGAGGAAACCAAATGACATACCAAGAAGCCATTAAAAGGTGTAGAGAAATGCAGGATAGCAAACAAGAAGAATCAAAAGGACTAAACGGAACTATTAAGGTATACTCACTAGATGCTGAAGCACTCGACAAAGCCATCGGAGTTATGGAAGTGGTTGACGCTTTGAGGGATATAGAGAGGATATAGAGAGGTTTTAACTAAATAGAGGTATCATTGTATACCTAGCCAATAGGAGGGCAAACAAATGAGAGTACAACTACACGAAAATATATATTTAACATCAGACGCATTTAACATTATATTATCAGAACACAAAGGATATTCAGAGGATAAAGAAGGAGTAAAGAAAGATAAATGGAATCACCTGTCATTTCATAATACAATAGAATTAGCATTAACTGCATACAAGAATGACTTTATTAGGGAATCAAAAGTACAGAGCATAGAAGGTTTAAGCAAGAAAATTACAAAACTAAATGAAATAATGGCAGAAATTAACGTAAAATTAGGGGGACTATAGATGAATGATTGTATATGGATTTGGATAAATGCTTGCGAAGGTAAAGATTGTGGAAATTGTACTCAACGTATATCGGGAAACGGTGAAAAAGGGAACGAAATTTCCGAAGCTTGGGAAAAAGAATGGGAAGAAAAAGTCAAACCATTACAAGATAAAGCAGTGAAAGAATTTGCCAAAAATAACGGATTTCAGGAGGAAACAAAATGAATCAGACAATACTTATAGGTAGGCTAACATCTGATCCAACACTAAAATCCATCCCATCATCAGGAATGGCAGTGTGCAACTTCAATCTTGCAGTAGATAAAGAGTTAGCAAAGGATAAAAAGGCAGAGTTTGAATCAAAAG